GTTGCCGTGGGCTTCAAAGCACCATTTCTCTTGGTTTTCCAAAAGAATGGCGGTATTTAACCGGGTATGATCGTCTTCAATTGCGCGGACGTTATCGGAGGTGTAATCCAATACTGGACCCCACTTCTCGAGAAGCACCTTAGCGCGAGACTCATCAATGTAAGCCTGTGTAGGACGAATTTGTTTAGCCATTTATTTATAAATCCTTAACAATTTTATATGTCGACCGTTTTCTACTGTTCAGAGTATATGTACTCTTAACAAATCTTACGAAATTAGTACTTTTTGAGTTCATTGAGATACAAGCCAAATGAAGGCTCATTCTCAGTTTGCTCAACAGAATTCAAGCTCTCTTCAATAACTGGACGATCCACTGTGGTGGCCATGGTCTCAGCGGTAGCTTCATTCTTTAGATTTGTCAGCCGCTCATCTTCTGTCTTTTCAAACAACTTCAGAGTGTAATCAAAATTTTCTTTGATAAACTCTGCAGATTTAGATCCAAGTAATTTCTTCATGTACACCTTTTTATCATCGCTAAGACTTCTGATCTTAGTCTCTAATAACAAAGAGGCAGACATTTTTTTATTTTCCTCAGATAATTTTGCGACAGATTTGTTCGCAGCTTCAAGCTGGCCAGCAGCTTCATCTATTCTTTTCTTTCCATCTACTATGGCATCACGAATAGTATCTTTCGACAATGCCATATCCACGGAAAGTGTTGAGCGAAGACTTTCAAGAACAGCCAAGGCCTTCTTGTTCTTCACAGCTTCTTTAACATCAGTTAAAGGAAGTTTTTCTTCAAGGTAGATGTCTAGATATTTGCTAACTTGCTCCACAATGGTTTCTTTGAAATTTACTGCTTCTTTGTTAAGAGCTGTTTCATACTTCTTAATCACTGCCTTGAGTTTGTTGGCACGATCAGAATCAACAGCTTCAACAACTTTCTTTAATTTGTTAGTATGGTCAGTGTCAATGGCTTCCACTAATGTCTCTAGCTTTTTAGAATAATCAGCATCTTGTTCAGACAGAGCCTTTTCAACATGAATCTGCACTCTTTCATTGACAGTGCTATCAAAAGCTGCTTCTATTTCCTTGAGCACATCCTCTGTGAGGATATCCTTAGTGGCTTCTCTCAATACTTTTGTGATGTTGTTTTCCATAAATTAAAAAAGTTTTTCTTTTAGAGCGACACCGATCTTAGATTTGATCTTGGAGTCAATGACGTTCTGTAAATATTTATTAGCCTCAGAATAATTTTTTTGAGAAATAGACTTAAGAAAGTTAATTATTTCCGCACTCTCATCCACCTTCTTATAGGCAACCTTCTTTTTGCTCTTCATATTCTTTTTAGCCATATTATTATTTATTGTTAAACAATGGAATTTTCCATTATTTTATGCAGTCTTTAGGAATTTAAAGAAGGTGATCAGCTGTTCCTTCAGATACACCTGCATGTCTTTTCTTGGCAAATTCCGCAAACTGTTTTCAAATTTATTATATATTTCTTCCAGTTCACCATTTGCAGCCACAACAAATTGTTTGCTTTCCAGGATTCCATTCACAAATGCTTTGGGGCACGAGGGATCTGCAACACAGTCAACAGCCACCAAGCGCATGTCAGTGACACGATTCACGCCACCTGATTCTTCATTGAGCTTGCCCAGAGCGCGGCTTGACATGCCAACTTTTACACCATCATTGATTAGAGAGCGCACAATCTGACCCATGGGTGTGCTAAGCACTTGTGATTTGCCTATGACAACATTGCCTTCCAACCGGAGGTTTGTCACCACGTGACAAGCTCTCTCCAGATTCACTTCTGCAGAAGCAGGATGGTTAAGTTCACCCATGGCGCGATTTGTATTGACCATCTCCTTGATGTATCTGTTAACTTCTCTCTCCATGTCGGATTTTTCATAAATTCTTTGATTGCGATTCACCTCATTGCATATCATGTAAGGTCCCTGAATGTGCAAGCGTGCCGGTTCTTTAGGATTCTTTTCCTCTAGAATGTATTCAAATTGCTCATCAGGAGCAGGTGCTTCTACTAATAGGCGTAGGGACATACAATTATTTATCTAATTTAAGCATATAATTTTATTATCTACTTAATCCTAACTCTTTCTCTGTCAATATGAGGAATGAATAGTTTCTTGCTTCACACCATTTGCGTGCGGCTTTCCACTTGGCTTGGTTCTGGATGTATCTGGCGCTTTCATATAATAACGTGGATTGCCGCTTCTTTCCCCGTGCCGGCGCCACCAATTGCGAGCTGGGCTTGATCTCTATTATGTATTTCTTAATTGTATCACCTTCCTTGATGACTATTACACCATCTGTATAATATCTATGAGCCTTGCCATCCACAGGGTTAATGTATGGAATGATTATTGCTTCAGAAGCCCATTCCAAGATGTTGGTATTCTCATCACACCATCTGAAGAATTTAAGCTCCCACCCGGAGCGATATATGGGGTGAGACCTGCCAATGTATTTTTTAAGATGCTTAGGCCTAAAAATACCTTGTCTGTATTTGTTTGTGTTGTTAAGAGGTATCATTAGCCAACAAAGAAGGAGGGTGGTGCTGCATCACCAAACCCAGGGGTTCCTTCATAAAGCCTCTTTTCTAATTCTTCCTTTTCTCGCAAACCTTGGCTTAGCAAATCATTGTAATTAATTTGACCGCCACCAAACATGGTGGTGCCAGTGTATTTTCCTCTCACATTGCCAACAGAGATCTTGGACAAAGCCAATGCATATTGATAAACCCAAGGCTCTTTGATGATATCCTTGAGTCTGCGTTCCACATAACAATTCACCACACCAAAAAATCTGGAGCCTGAACCCGGGGTGCGCGGAGGCGGGAACATTGTGAGGTATTGTGTACGCTCATCGAATTGAAGATATCTTCTGGTCGCCAGAAGCTTTTCTCTGTCTTTAAGCCAATTCTTAAGCACATACCAACTGATTAAATCAAACCCATAATTACCCATTGCATAGCTAAAATATGTTTGTTGTGCAAGGGTTTGTTCAATTGTGAAGAGTGTGTTGACACCAGTGCTGCTACCTTCTTCAAAATCTATTATGTCCATGACTTTTCTGTATTCCATGATATCATAGTCAAAACTATTGACATACTTTTGTTCACCGGCACCGGTGGGAGTGAAGTTTTGTGCCAGAGTGCCTTCAAAATTAATTACACTCAGATATTTTGTTTGTGTTAAAATTTGATTCTGAAAAATACCATCCTTGTATTCAGCAGAAAGTGTATTGGAAATTGAAAATGTACTGGCAGGCATAGTCGTGTTGGCCACATAAGCTACAGAAGGTGGTTTAACTAATTTATTAAAATACGGTGTGATGGTGAAAAGCTCATCCAATCTAATGCCTACATTATCTATGTACAAATTGGAATCAAATATTAATATTTCTTCTGTGTATCCAGCAAATTTAGTGAACATCTCACAAGCAATGGAGATGTTTTCAAACAGTTGATCATGATGTATTTCGAGATTTATGAGAGGCGCACCCATGGATCTCACTATTCTATCGCCCAATCTAGTGAAGGTGTCTATTCTGCTTGATAGATTGGTACTTTGAAAAGCCGTGATCGGTGTTATCTCTGTACATTCCATATGTATTATTTATGGGTAAGTAGCTTAAATTTAAGCTGTCGGTGCACCAGGAGTTGCTGTACCTGCTGCAGCTGCGCCTCCATCAGCAACAGTAGCTGCACCACCTTCAGCGCCAGGTGCACCTGCTGCAGCAGGTGCTGGTCCAAATTGCGGTGGCAGAGCTGAGCCAGCACCACCGCCTCCACCACCAGGAGCCTCACCAGCACCGCCACCTTGACCAGGTTGCACAGCACCCAGATCTTTCCAATTGGGTCCACCGTTGGTAATTTGATCCAGCTCCCAAAGCATCTCTCTATCTTTTCTAAGAAACTCTCTATTGGCCATCATGTCTGAATCTGACCAACCCAAATATTTCTTTTGAGCAAATGTCTTGGACACCAGATCACCTTGTGTGATGCTGTTGAAATTCTCCGCTTTGAGTTGGAATTTTTGATTTTCACGGAGCTCATAGAAATTGGTTGGCACATTGAACACAAGCTCAAAGTCTGCTTCTTTAAGCTTGAGTTCATCCCAGATATTTTTTAACTTCAGATGTGTTATGAAACCTGGTTTCAATCCAGCAGCAAATCTTTGCTGCAGTCTTATGATGAATCTGGCAAATTTTAACTCTTCACGAAGAATATCTGTGCCATCCTTGAACACATCCTCAACATTTATTCTTGTGACTGGCACTTTGAGAGACTTGTAAAGCTTTTGCACAAAATACATTAAATCGGTCAATTCACCCAGGTTGGCACCACCAGGCAATTGCTGCACTTCAGTGCCTGTGCTGCCTGCTCTCTTGGCAAACCAGAAGCTGTCAAGCATGGATTGGGGGTTGAATTTTTGCACAGAAGCACCCTGATCTGCATCATATGTTCTGCGAGACCAATAGTTCTGCATTAATTTGCGCAAGTAAGCTTCTGCTTTGGGTGGAGGCATATTACCCACATCCACATTGAAGACTAGGCGCTCTGGTGCTCGGACCAGGCGATAAATTACTATGGAATCCTCAATAAGAGAAAGTTGTCTGTAAGCACGACGTGAATTCTCAATGAAAGGTAGACGCACTGTTTTTGTTTCATTCCAAATTCCTGAATTGATATAGCTCACTTGATTGATGTCCATGGGCACCAGTTCAACCTTGGCCACTTTGCCTGGA